ACTGTGTTTGTCGTTCCCCTAACTGCACCATTTAGGACTACTGATTCAGTTACTGTTGTTATTAAATCTGCCATAATTATTTTTTATCTATTTGTTTTAATTTATTAATTGCCCATTCTATTCCTGATGTACCACCCCAAGCATCCCACATAATACCACCGCAACCTTCTGAGTAAGGTACATCTTTATTTTGTTGATGTCTTTTAAATGATGCCATCCTTGCTATTGTATCTCTACTTATATTTTTTTTACCTGCTAATTGTGAAGCCCTAGTCCATCCTACTCTAGTTCCACAATCACTACCATTTTTCTTTTTCCATTCTATCGCTTTTTTTGCATTGTTACTAGCTGAATCAGGGTAGTCATTATACGTTTCTAATTCTATACTAATTGCTTCTAACTTTTCTATTAAATCTTCATAATTCATAACTTATCTTTGGTGGTATTAGTTGTATTGTTAATTTTCCTATTCTAAATTTAAACATTATTGTATTGCATCAGTAGTTGGTTGTGGTGCTATACAAGTGTTGTATTCATTCTCTATAATTATCGGCAGGGTAAATACCCAACCTGTTACTGAACTGTCAAATCTTTCTGTAAATGGTTCTAAACTTATGTCGCCATCTGTAAAATATTTAGGTATAGCATTTACACTTTGATTTGATAATAAAAGACTTTCTCCATTTTTAAACGTACCTATCAAGTCATTACAAATCTGTAGGCAATCTGATAATACTTCCTGTTCATTTGATTGGTCAGGAAATACTAAGTCCATAATAAATATCTGAAAGTTTAAAGTCATTTCGTGTGTTCCTGCTATTGCATTTACAGGGTTAATATGCATCAATGGGTACATTGTGTTTTTCTCTAAGTCTATCTCATATATATCCCCTGATGATACAGTTTTAATTTGGTAATGATTAGCACCTAATTTTTTTAAAGTGTCTATTGTGTTGTTATAATCTTTAAAATATGTCATTTCTGTACTGCATTAGTTTCATTTAAATCCGTTTCGTACGTTAGCCATGTCAAACATTCGTACAAACTTAAATTAGTTATTCTTTCTAAATTTATTATCTCTCCATTTGTTAATCTATACATCACTCCGAACCAACCCCACTTGTCTGCGAATTGGTCATCTGCATTTTGTTGAGTACCTCCTGACTCTGTTCCGTTAAATACGGCAGCAAAATCATTGACAATTCTTTCCCTAAAGTCCAAAAAAAAACCAGAGCATTATTTACATCTTCTGCTTTCATCTTCTCAAACTTCTTTGCCCTCATTCGCATATCATTAACTCCGTAGGCTTCAATAGAATAACTGTCCTCATCTTTTTCTATAATAGGTCTATATAAAACTGCCATTAACTTAGGTAAATTATTTTCTATACCATTTTTTATATACGTTTCTATATCTGCATATTCGCCAAGGGTGATTTCCTCAAGGTTTGGGTGAAAACCATATTCAATATCATTTACTTTTATTATCTTTTTTAATTTACTACTTGTTTCTTCCTGCATTTTAGCAATACGTTGCAATATATTAGCTATGTCATTTATGCCTAATTCTTTAACTAGCTTTTTAGGAATATCAGACAATACACTAATTGTGTTTATTGCTTCTTCGCTTTTGGTTTCGTTTTTTTTATTAATTAACTTAACCCATTTGTCAAGTGTTACATCATTCCAACTGTTTATCATTGTGTAAACACTTTCCTTGCCATCTTTATTTATTTTTAATCGCATATTATATAATAGAATATTTGGTTATTTAGTTTAAAATCGTATATTTGACCTCGTTTTCAATAAAGTTTTTGTTTATTAAGGGTGCAGTTCTTAGGGGTTGCACCTTTTTTATTGAACAAAATACCTGCCATAATTAGCATCTAACTCAAAAAACATTCTCATAGCTAAAGCATCAGCATAATCAGGGGAACGACCTATTATGTCTTTTACTGTTTCTTTTGGTATTATCTTTAGCTTATTGTCTTTGTCTGCATCTTTCGTTCTAACTTGTTCTAACTCCTCAATGATTTGGTTTTTAATATTAATATCAGGACATTCAATACCAATTTGTGCAGTATTAACCATATCGGCTAATTTATAATAACATTGAGTTTTTAAGTTCTGATAGTTTTCGCCTTTGATTGCCTTTGAGTTATTTACAAAACCTCGGCAACGCATATAATCTTTAACACCACCACCTACACCATCTTCATCAACTATAATATTTGTAAGTTTAACTGCATATTGTTGTTGTAATCTCCTGACTTCCTCAACAACCTCATTTACAGCCGATTTAAGCAACGTTCTTATTTTTATGATATGAAGCCCTTCCCAATACATTATAACTGTCTTATCGCTTCCAAATCGTGCTACATCACAACTTATGTATTTATCGCCTTCTTTACCAAACTGACTAAACAAGTTAAGTATAGCATCATATTCTATTAAGTTATCGTTAGTAGCATCGTATTCCCAATTACCAAATAGTAGTCTTTGTTTACTTAATTCATCTAAAGTAAGTAGTTGTGATTTGTAATGCTTTGAAATAAATTGATTATCGTCTACTAAACTTTGTATAAATTTTCTGTGGGGTTTTTCTACACCTTCCTTTGCAGGTTTATAGTATTGAGTATATACCCAATTCTTAGCAGGGTTACAGGTCATTAATAGTTTAGGTATAATACCATAGTCATCTAACTTATACCTCATTCTTGATGCTACTATGTTCTTGGCTTTCTCTGTTATCTGATTTGCTTCATCTATAAAAGCAGCAGTAATTTCAAGTGAACCAAGACTGTCAAAGTTCCTGTCTGAAGGGTAAAGGAAAAGGTCTTTAAGTATTATCTCACTTCCGTTATAAAACTTAATGATATTAGAACCTGCGTTGAAATTATAGTGCTTATTAGCTAAGATACCCCAAGTCTGACATACTTCAAAAAAAGTATTTAGGGTAGTCTTTTTTAAACTATCTAACTTAGACCTGCCCATTAAATATCTTGTCTTAGGGTATTTAATACATAATAAAATTAACCAACTACAACCTACCCAAGACTTACCACCACCTGCTGCACCACCAAATAATACTTCTGTTGTTTTGTTGTCAAATAGATATTCTATTGCCTGTCCTTGTGTAACAGTAAATTCAGTATCAATATTCAACCCCTTTTATGTTTACATTAATTTTAATTGGTTCATCTCCTGAAGTTAAATCTAGTTCGTTACGTTCTATGTAACCTCTTTTCTTACCCTTTGTCTTTAAAAAGAATATAGTTGCCGAGGTGTTTCCATCTCCGATTTGCTTGTGTAACTGACTTTCCCCAAAGTCTAAAGCAATGTTCTCTATGTCCTTAACTGCCTTTGCAAATTCCTCATCTTCGTTTAACCATTTGTAATATGTTGAACGTGGAACATCAGAAGATTTACAAGCAACAGTTACAACACCTAAAGATTTTTCCAATGCTTTTAAAATACTTTCCTTTTTTATGTGTCTATCTTTGTACATTATTCCTTGGGTCTACATTATTACTTCTTTTAACTGCACGTTCACGTTTTTTGATATTTAACCTAGTTACTTCTTGTTTGTATGGGTAACAATGTTCTAACTGTGCTAAAGTATAATAAACTATACTTGCCCTATAAAAATCTTCTTTATATGGTTTAATAGGCATTACTCCGTGTATTTCTTTTTGCCCACTAAATATACATAAAGCACCATCAGCTTGTTCTAAAGCTAACCTATATTCAGGTAAAACAAGTTCGCCACCTGTGCAGTTTTCTTTTAATATCAATACATTACTAAAACTATTTTTTATATTACCACTATCTTTATGGTACTTTATTGCGTGGTTTACATTTATATTAGCAGTTGTATATGGTGTGTCAATTAGTCTATAATCATCATTTATTTTATTTCTTGCTTTTTCTAAATCATATTCATATAGTTCAGGTAAGTATTTTTTATATATATTACATAATGTTTCTTGAAAAGTAAATAGTTTATTTGTATTTTGTTTTTCTTCACTTGTTTTATTGCTAAACCTACAAAAATCATTCCTCAATGCTACACGTGGTAAAGCACCGAAAACACTACTTTTAGTAGGTAATGTGTTTGCCCTGTATGTTTCTACATATTTAGTATCTTTTACTGCTTCCCTTACATAGCTTAAAACCTTTTTATCTACATTAATATAAATACCAATACACACACCATCTAAATAAAAAGCAGTATCTTCTTTTATAACTTTGTCATAATGTTCTT